TATAGCTGTCCAATTGTCGCCTATGGTATTGCTTTGGCCAGCATTAGTTCCTACACATGTCCAACCAGCTCCGTTGGTGTTGCTAGCACCAGCATTATACCCTATACATGTCCAAAAGCCAGATGTGGTATTGCTTTGGCCAGCATTACTTCCGATAGCTGTCCAATTGTTGCCTGTTGTTTTGTTTTGGCCGGCATTATCTCCGATAGCTGTCCAATTGCTGCCTGTAGCATTAGTAGCGGCATCTTGTCCGACCCTCATAGCTCCTGTATATTCACCAATAGAAAGGTTAAGCCCGTTAAAAGTACCATTGTCATTCATTGTTAATAGATTGACATCAGAGCTATTGGTTAGAGCTAAGGTTTTTGTTGCGCTTGTGGTGCCTGTACCTTTGACGTTGAGCTTAGCTGTTAAAGTCGTTAGACCAATGCCTACGCCTGTAGAAAATAAGGAGGATAATCTACTAACATTAAACAAGTCAGCACTAGCCGTTGACAATACTTCAAAAATATTATCTCGATTAGCATTAGTCGCACTGTCTTTAATGGTGAAAGCTGCACCAGCAAGATCATCAACTACTATTTCAGGATCTTCTGAATTAAGATAGGCCTGCTGTAATGTGGTTGTTGAAGACGTAGATCCTGCGGCTGCGGAAGATCCAAACTTATCTGCTTCAATAAACTTTGCCCTGTTACTTGTTAGGTCATCAGCATTTTGCCTTAATATTAACCATCCCCTAAAAGTCGCATCGGCTGCCAAATTAGGATCTGCATTAAAGTCTTCTCCAAAGATAGCTGCTTCAGCGCTAGCTTTGTTATCATAAACAGTTTGGCCGTACATTATAAAAGTGCTGTTTGTAGCTCCAAAATAGTAAATTCTTTGAACTGTAAAATCGCTTGAAGTAACTGAGGCTAGTGTCCCAGTACCGTCGTCGTATTGAGCGGGGTTTATTTCAGTGGTACTGGCGCTCTGTGTAAACCCCCCACTGCCATCTTGGTATCTATAGAAAAAAGATAAAGCCGTGCCTGACGGGTCCGTGGTTATAGATGGATTCTGTTTTGTGTTGGTATAGTTAGTTCCTACTCTGAACGTCTCACCTGCGCTTTTATCTAAGTTTAGATTAGCACCGTTTGCACTAAAAACATTCCCTGACTTATTTATAGGACCAATAGTAAGTGCCAGATCAGTCGCTTGCATTGGAGAGTTGAATGCTGTATTTGGAGTCATTAAGGTATCTGATATACTGGTATTGTTCCCGTGAACCAGCCTACCGAGAATTATAATTGTCCTGCGTTGTTCGGGGGTGAATTTAGTTGACTGTTGTACTACTTCTCCTGCACTATTTATTCCTATCTCAGTCCTAGGAGAAGTGGCTATGTTTGTTACAGTCTGTCCTGTAAGGCCTGACCATGTGACTTTAGTCTTAGTTGGATTATCAGGGTCAGTCCAGTTATCAACTATGTACCCATATCCGTCTGATATATCGAATTTTGTATTGTCTACACCATTGATTGTTAGAACACCGCCAGAGGCTAGGCCAGTAGAAGCGGTTATCCTTCCTTCGTCACCTGCGTCTATTAGAGCATCATTAAGATCTGTCTGAGCTGATAAAGTTCCGGTTATTGATCCCCAGCTTGCAGAACCCCCAACATTATCTGGAACCCAATTAGAGCCATCCCAAACTAAAGCCTGTCCGCTTGTTGGAGCCACTGTGGAAGTGTCAACATCACTGTGAGTATCAATTGAACCATCTGCACTAACCTTAGCAGTGTTAGCCGTAACAGAAGCGTTACTCGATACTGAAGTATCAAAGTCTGAAATTGTTGAAGCTGTTTGAGTGCCAGTATGGTTAGCTCTGTCACGGTCCGAACTATGGAAGTGTAAAGAACTATCTCCACTATCCGTCAAGTCAGTAGCATTGACATCCGATATATTGTTGACCTCTGCTCCATCCTCTATTCCAGCGAGCTTAGAAGCATCAGCGGAAGGATAATATTTATTTGTAGCACCTTCGGCAATATCGTCGGTGGTGGCATCAGCTCCAGCCGTTACAAGACCTTTAGCATCATAGGTGATTTTAGTCTTAGTAGCTCCGGTAATAGGTGCATTCTCGTCAACCTTAGCATCTAAGGCATTCTGCAAATCAGTTTGGTCAGATAACGTACCTGTGATTGAACCCCAAGTTCCACCACCACCACCGCCAGTGTTTTCCACCCAAGATCTAGTGCCTCCAGTGGTTGAAGAAAGAATATAACCATTTACAGGAGGATTGCCTAGACCGTCTTCCTTTGCATTTAATGCAGACTGCAAGTCAGTTTGATCTGATAGCGTTCCGGTGATATTTCCCCATTCAATAGTTGATTCTTCCTGTAGCACCCAATCAGCAACCGAGTCAGTGCCTACCGAGAAATAAGATTTCTTGTTTGCTGTGTCTAGGTAGTGAATGCCTATAGCTTCTGGAGCCGTTGCCGGAGCCGTAGTTCCCTTTATTAAATGGGTAGCCATGATTATCCTCTAATCAAAATTTTTTGTTAAAACATTGCCATTAAAATCAACTAAGACTTCCTGATCTAATGGGCTTAAATCTTCCTCGCCTGTTAGTATTCTATCGACATTAGAATCAAAAGATCTTGCTAGGTCTTCTGGAGTAATCTCTGAAGATGAAATGCAGATTTTTCGGCTAAAAACTAACAAGGAAATTCCTCCATCTAAATAGGCACGATTCTAATGGCTGCGCTTGTATTGCCAACGCTTCCAACTTCAGGAGTAAAAACCCACTTGATAAAACCAACCAATTGCCATGACTGCGGCAATGATACGATAGTGCTTTGCCCAACTATATCAGCCGTAGAGAATGTTACATTTTCGCAGGCAACCATACCTTCCCACACGAAAGGATTGCTGAATATCGAGGCATAAGCTGTAAAATTACCAGATACACCAGCATCCCATTTGAACTGCCAGCATAAGGCCGTCGAGGCTAATTCCATTGATATGGGGTTAGTCTCCCAAGATAATGAGCTATCCTGATCGACAAGATAGCTCACATTCGTAATTGCTCTAGTTCCACCGCTTGCCATTAGGCTTCCTCTAGGATTATTTTAGCAATATCATTTTGAACCATTCTTATAGTACCTGTAGTTTGCAAGCCTTGAGATAAATTAAGCCCACCAACCGTTAAATAATCAACTGTGCCGCCACCAGCTACTATCAAATCACATGACACTCTATAGTCACACGTTCCACTAACGCTGTTATAATATTTCCGCTGATATTGGTGTATTACTTGCGAACCTGTAACATTAGCCCATATATCATTAGTCTCAACTTGTTGAGTGTATGTAGCGTTAGATAATTGTCCTGTTGTACTTGTCGGACATCCGAACATTTTAAATTTATAAGCAACACCCTTTTCCACAGGTATTTGTGTATTGAATCTGCCAGAAATCGAGTTATCTGAAGGGGTAATAGTATGGTCAGAACATTGCCAAGTTCTTATCCATCTTTTTTTAAGATCTTTTAAAGCAATTCTATTTCCTGCTGTACTCGTATAGCTAAAGTCTAAATTTTTATTCCCAACTAATACTGCTCTAATGCCATTGGGGTTATATGTAGCAAAGTTTGCATTTGTAATGGCTGTGAATCCTGTAAAGTCTGTAGGGTTAGTAATTACTCCCCCATCATCTTTTCTAATCGTAAAAAATTCGTTACCAACCCATGCGCTAGGATCAAATTGAACATAGCTAGGCCCGCCTGGGCCTCCACTTAAATTAGCCTCAAGGTTAACCCAGTTTGCGTTATTATTTGTTGGGGTATCAAAGTTCGTCCAATTGCCTGTAGGATATACTGTCCAAATAACATTGGAGGCATCGACTATTTGAAAGCCTACCCCACGGCTAAACATATCCAAGACTTCCCAGTATCGGGAAGCCATCATAGAGTCACCTTTATCTGATACCCAATCATACCCGTAAGCACCATCAGTATAGTGCATCTCTAATGCACCAGATATACCGCTAGATTCTTTGAATCCATCTAAATAGTTTCCAGTCTTACCGGAGGAGGTATCGCATAAATCCCACCGCCAAAGATCTACTATAGTCAGCTCACCATCTGGTAATTGCCCATCCATCCAATCAATCCATTGGTGGACTGCATTTTGCCAGCCGTTTTGTTGCTGAAGGTTAGGCTTAACAGGCGTTCCGCTTACAGTATTATCGCTAGTTGACCAGCCATAGGAGATCTGACCAGCATCAGGATCAGCCTTCAAAGCTGCGCCGTCAGTTGCCCATTCTGTTGTTTTAGTAGGTTTAGCCATCGTATTGCCTCAATATTTAATCAATTAGTAAACTATAATAACCTGCACCTGATAGATTTTCTCCCATAAGGTCGAAAGTGCCAGAATCAGGGTCGGCATCTTCTTCAAAGCCAAAGTATGGAGTATAATTAGTTACCGTGGTCTTAATAAACTCAATGCCTGCGCCCTTGGCTATTCTTACGATTCTATTAGCCTGCGAGACATCACCCGAGCTTATATTTTTAATCTCAATGGCAAAGCCTGCCTCGTAAGTCTCAACTATTTTTGTCTCTTCGGCTTCTATTATTAGATTAATAGCCTTGATAATATCGTTAGCAGTGCCGCTTGAATTGTATGCAATAACTAATGCTTTTAATAAGTTTCTATAATCTTCGTCATCAACCGGCCTAGATTGAGCATTAAGCATGTCACCTATCAAATCTAGGTTTTCACCTTCGGCGACATCAAGCGTTAACTGACTTTTGAAAGCTGTAAATTGAGTTTCAAAGTCAGCCATTGGAGAAAGCATAGGCTCGAGGAAAGCCTTGAATAATGGGCTGTCCTTGTACTGCTTTAAAATGTTATCAAGACCTTCGGCTGCATGGTCTATGACTTCCAGCTCTTTAGTCATTAGGGTATATCCTCGACTATTATATTTGATGCTATTAATGTAGCCAGCTCATAGGATGCTATAGCTATACTAGATACATTAGGGTCACTTGGTCCCGCTGTTGTGCCAATAAATATCTCTAGGTCAGATATTCCATCAACTCTGTTTATTGGCGTATATAGCTTATGCTGATATACATCTTGGTTTATTTCAAAGTTTGAAAAGTAGTTTACTAGGTTAGCTTTGATCTGGTCATCACCATCACTAGGATATTCTAGGTCAGTGGTTCTTTGTACTCTGATATAAATGACCACATCTATAGTTGAGCTGATAGGCATCAATAAGCCAGCGTTTCCGTTGGCGTCCGTATATGAGCCGGTACGCCCGCCGCCGTCTGTGCTTACTACTTGGATACCTGCGGCCTTGCTGTCATAAATTGCCTGAGCTATATCATCATCATAATCGGTATCTGCATTGACAAAAACCTCGATGCTATGCGCTGGCATCTCATTAGGGGAAACCGCACCGGCTATTGCCACGTCGCTATCATTTTCAATGATAGAAACACTATTATTATCGCCCTTAATAACGGCTATTACTGACTCTTTTATGCCGTTCACAGAGGAAGTGCCTAGCCTAGTTAGTTCCTCGTATCGCCTAGCCCTAAATTCTGCGTCCGTTTCTGTATTTCTGCCCAGAATAGCGTTATCAATATTGAAAGCACTATCAAGGCCGGATACAACATCTTTAGCCGTTACAATCGTACCCTTAACGCCCTGAATCGGGCCTGTGTCATCGCTTAGCATATTGCAAGGGGTTGCAGTGGCGTAATTATTCTCAAGGCTAATGGCTGTAGAACCATTTAAAAGAGTATTATTTTCAACGGTAAGGTCATTACTCACAAGGCTTGAATCATCAAGACTAATGTGAACAAATGAAGGCGTGATAGATAAGCCTAAGCTAGTGCCGTCAAAGTCACCGATAACTGTAACCGTTGTAATATTGGGCAAAGCTTCTAGCTTTGTCTTTATTTGGGCCGGTGTATCATCGAAGTTTATAGTCGCTGAATTACCATCAAAAGAAAGGTCAACCGTTCCAGAGGTCGCAACTTTGTCGCCTGTTACGGCTAGGCAATCGTCGGCTATAACATAGTCGCTAGTATCAGGCGTACCTGTTCGAGTTTTTGAGCTAAGGGAAAAGTCTTCGGTGCCGCCTGTTACCGTAAACGCTGTAAGCTGTGGTACGCTTGTACTAGCATCACCTATTAGATAGGCTTCGGCCTCGGATGATTTCGCTTTAAGCCTCTCGATATTAACAAGCTGTAAAGACTTATCAAGGGAAGTGCCGAAAGAAGTAAGGGGAAAGTAAGAGTTGTAAACATCTTCCAGCCCTTCCCAAACGCTTGCCATCTCATTAGAAAAAATATCAATTAATTGACCAAATCGAGAGCTGGGGTTTACGTTTACCGTTTCGCCCTGTTCTGCAAATTTTGCAATAACAGAAGTCCTAAGCTCTTCTTGTATTTCTTCTAAAGTCTTAGGGCTAAAGCCCTGAGAAGTTAAACCAGCCATCTATTAAACCTCAACATTTGCGGTTATCGTTTGCCCGTCGATTGTAATAGCCGTAAAGCTTATCAACATATCCCTAGTTGTCGTCGATGATTCTAGCTGCATTTGTTCGATTGAAGCCACGCCAGATACGCCAAGAATCGCCTCTGATATTATTGATTGAGTTTTTGAATAGCTTATAGGCTTCTGTCTGAAAATTTCTTGAATGTAAGGTACGCCATAATTTTGCGAATCATCTAAGAAGTATTCGCCTGCAAACGTGCTTAAAGTTGCTATAACGTCTTGGCGTATCCCTTCGGCCTTAGATACATCAGAAGTCAATTTTAAATCGCCATTTTCTAAGATTATATCCGAATTTGGCGTACCAGTTTCAATGCTATCGCCAAGATAAATATCAGACATCTATAGAACCCCCTGAGCCGGTAAGCTTGTCGGATTGCCGCCAATGGTCCCGCTTACTGTGTAAGTCAGTCCCAAAAATGCGTTTCTAATCGTTGGGATTATTGCGCTATCTTCTGCGGCCTCAACATTGGTTAAGATTGTAGCATTAATTGCAGCCATACCACTAGCAACACTTGGCGCATCTACCAAGGCCCCGCTAATGGCTGTAAATGCCGGCGAGGCCATAGGAGGCGTTATTGATAGCGTTGAGCTATTAATTGAACTTTGGAATGCACTAGCTATCGCATTTAAAAAAGCCGCAGGGCTGCCCAATGCGCCGCTGTCAGGTAGCGAACTAGCAAAGGTAGCCTTGCTATAAGTAAAGCTGATATTAGCCGCCGGTGAATACCCCGCCAATTTCATATCGGTAACATTACCATCTATCCAATCGGCTAGATTATTCTTCCAAGTCTGATCTGAAACTAATGGTATAGCCGCAAAGCTATCCTTCCAATCCTGTAAAGCCGCTATGCTCACGCCTGCAACTCCCCTAGCTCGGCTATTATACCTTCGATAATTGTAAGCTGTGGAGCAACCATAGGGCCAGCAGGGCCAACGGCGCTCGGATAGGTAGCCGTCTTAAGCTGTTCTAAGGCTACTTTAAGCATCTCGACTAAATCCCTGCTACCAAGTGAAGAGCTTGGGTCAGGCTTGGCGTTAGCATCGCCAAGAAATAGCTTTTTGCCATATATGCCCATAGCCTCTTTTGTTTTGCTATGCTGTTTTGTCATATTCTTGTGGGTAACGCCAGCCATCAAAAAGCATGAGCCAAGAGGGAAGATCGTGCTATCAGACGGCGTTCTTGATCCGTTTTCTTTCCAGTCGTCAAGATTCCTTTGGCTTACAACAATTACCCCCTTATCGCCGGCCTTTAGCGGGTAAACTATAGCTGAGTCGCTAGTCATAGGGTAAAGAATAGGGACGTCTAATATAGTCGGCGCTTCGATTATATCACCGCCAAAAAATAAAGAATCAAATTCTGGCCTAACTTCTGCCGTCAATTCTGACTTGTTCCACTTCACCACCTCAACGGGTAAGCATATATCAAGATCCATTAGCCTTGATTCTATTAGTGAGCTGATTGCATCAGATAGCTTTATCATTATTTCCCCGTCATTGTTTCCAGCAACTCGCCCTTGATTTCACTAACGAAGTCACCGCCATAAATTTGCCCCGTATGCCTTATGGATTTAACTCTATAGTATAATGATTCGTCTTTAGAGATCCCAAGCAGCGGGTCATAGCTTGCTTCTGTGTTCCTGCTTTTAACCTTTATAACCGAATTTAAGTCAATTTGTGGATATAAAACAGTTTTAAAAGTAGCGCCTGCATAGTTCTTATTGATACCGCTTAAGCTTGCATCTGAAGTGAAATTTATATCTATAAGTCCATAATTATAATCAAGCTCATAGATCGGCGTCTTAGTTTTTGCGTAAGATCCGCTTATGATTTTTTGATATATTTCTATCCTCTTATTATTCACAACCACATTAAAATTTGGAAGAAATGAAGCGATAAGCTGAACAATGTCGCCCTTGACCGTCTGACTTGTTTTAAAAGTCTTGTCATTTTTTTTAATAAGGTCAAAAGAAAGTGAGGAGCTTTCACCAAAATAGCTTTTATTGTATGCCGCAATAAGCTCAGATATTATTTTAGATCTTTTTGTGTTCTTTCCGTATGACTTAGAAAAGTATCTATCTTTCCTCGACATAATTCCAGATACTAGATTAAGCTCTATATACCTATCGCTGTTTTCTTTTCCAAAAGAAGCCGAGGCCAAAGT